CTACCGCTCATTTGGCGATCTATAGAGGCACCAATACTTGCAGAAGAAATTGCAGGGAGACTTCCAGTCTTATTTAGGGCGGCACCGTCAGAATACTGAATACCACCTACTGCCTGTTCAAGTCCTGAGAAGTACGAGTCACCTTGACCCATATTTCTTGCTTCAGGTGCGTAGGTTTTACCCTTCATGGTTTCATTACTAGCAGTTTCAGGTACCCACTTGCTACCATCCCAAACAACAGGTTTACCTTTCAGTGTTGCCTGCTGTCCTACCTTTCTATTAGGTACAGTGCTTGCCTGTGCACCTGATGTTGCAACCCTCCTAGTTGTACCAGCACCAGTCAAGTTCTCCCAGTGCCATGCTTCATGTCCATCAGGATTATCAGTCTCATATCCAGGGATCTGAGTAAATCCAAACTTACCAGCGTTCTGTCTCAACCACTTATATGCACCGTTTGTATACCACAAGTCAACAGCACGACCCAAACCATGATTAGATGTTCCAGGATATGCAGCAGTTCCAGGTCCAAGTTCGTTGTACAGTTCTTGCTGTCTTTGATATGTTCTATAAGATGAATTGATTCTAAAGGCAGTGCCCATCTTGAATCCATCTGCCGCCGCTGCTGCCATCATCGCCTTGAATTGAGGCGCGATGCTCTTCGCTAGTCTGTGACCATTACCAATGTCAGCAAGTGCTTCATTTGGTAACTGACCGTTCTTAAATTCACCACCAGCAGCGAACTTATCCCAATCTCGCATGGGATCCTTTGCCTGTGGTTTAACCACTGTAGGTTCGAGATATTTCTTATTTCTCTCGTTCTCTTTCCTAACAGCACCACCACCAGCACGTTCAACAGGTCCACCTTCCTCTCTAAATGGACTTGTTAACCAGTTCCATGCTTGTCCTGCCTTATTTGCAATAAACTCGGCACCACCCAATACCATCTTGATACCTTTAATAATAGTATCAATAGCAGCACCATATACGAAATCATTAAACTTCTTCAACCAGTCCATTGCTGGTTGTATAAAGTCTAAGAATCCAATGATCCAGTCCAACATAGGTTGGTAGAACTTTAGAACATTATCAATCATCTTGAGAGTATTCTCTTTCAACCACTCTCGTGTATTTTCAAACCACTTGAATAAGTGCTTGAATGCACCCTCTACCAGAGGTGCCAACTTCTCACCTAACCATCCACCTGCCCATTCTCCGATCATAGAACCGAGAATAGGTGCCAAAGGACCAATAAACGGACCTAACAATGCTGTAGCAATAGCAGCACCAGCAAGACCACCTGCTGCTGTACCAACGCCGCGGCCAATCGCTTCTGTGTTTGTTTTACCTGCTGCCAATGCGTCCTGATATGCTCCGATACCAGACATGATCGACATTGCACCCGCACCGACCTTTGCGAGTTTGGTTAATCCTTTTGCTCCTCCAAGTTTTTTAAGTCCGCCGCTGAATTTCTTCATCAGCTTGCCGACTTTACCCTTGAGTTTTCCTAGTCCTCCACGACCGCCTACCTTACCTTTGAAACGGTTCCTTGCTGCTTTGTCACCAAATCTTCTTTGGTATCTCTTACGTGCTTCCTTGGATGCGTTTCTAGTTCTACCTTGTTGTCTCTGTCGGTTTTGTCTGTTTGTTCTTCTATTATTTTGTCCGTCTTGACCACCCTGGTCCTGCTGATTGAAGATGTCAAACAACATCGACAATCTACGGAAGTCTTTAACTAACTTCCATGGGAAAAATACTCTGGACGCTGCCCAAATAGAGGCAATGCCAACAAACATCTGACCGATGCCTGTAACACCCTCCCAGATACGTTCACCAGCAGACTTATTCGGATCACCACCGAATACCTTAGTGATACCATCAAATAGAGAGTTGACTCCAAAACTTAATATCTTCCATCCAAACTTCACCCACCCAGTGATGAAGTTGATCATGTTCTGGACTTTTTCTGGATTCTTTGCAATCCAATCTAATGCGGCAAACAGTCCTAGTTGTGCCAGCAGTGGTAACAGTAGATTACCGATACCTTTGAAAATAGACAAGAATCCCTTGAGTCTTCCGCCTTTCTCTTTCTTTACCTTTTCTTCGACACCCTTCTTATCTTCTTCTGTGGGTTCTGCCTCAACTTGTGCCTCAGCAGCATCATCCGTTTCTCTTCCTGTATCTTTTCTCTCTACTCTTGCTAATTCTCTACGACGCTCTAGTTCTGTCTTAGAAGTTCTAGTAATAACCTCAGCATGTTCCTGACCCTTCTCACTAAGATATTGTGTCTGAAACTCTAGAAGTGTATTGAATGCGGTGAGTTGTTCACCAATATGAGTTAAACTTGCACCAATGCGATTGGTTCTCTGAATGTTCTGCGTAAAGCCAACAGAAAGTCCTGTACGGTCCTGGGGAGGACGTACAGCAACATAACTTCTGACTTTAAGTTTTGCCATTTACATCGATTGACGTTGTTGAGCCTTTTGTCTTGCTTCCTCTTCTTTGAGGTGAGCAAGAAGTAAGTTCACATATACATCACGTTCCCAAGGCATCATATTTTCAAGTTCAGTTAGACTGTACTTGTGATGTTGCATCAGAGCAAAATTGACTTGATACAGATTCAACAGAGAATCATGCATCAGTGCTATCCGAAAAAAGCGGCGAGACCTTCCAGTGGGATAGTGCTCACGACTTTCGTCTTAGGATTTTCTACTTCAAGATCATGACGAAGTTTGGGAATCGTATCAAAGAACTGTTGAACCTTTTGGAACTGTTCAGAGTTCAAACCTTCGATAAAGTCTTGTGCTTCCTTCAGAGTGAAAGAATCATAGATCTCTTCTTCATCGTAGATCTTATCGATACACTGAGCAGAAAGTTTGAACATATCTTCAATAGATGGTTCATCTTTCATGTTGGAGTCAATAAAGAAGTCCATAGAAGGATACTTCATCTCCATTTTGATCTTGCCGTCAAGATCAATGTGTGTTGTGTGGTTCTCAGGAATGGTAACTTCGATATTCTGCAGAGGTAGTTTTACATCTACAGTCGTCTTGTTATCATCAGGACACGTAACCACGAATTCACTAATTTCACCAACTGCTTTTGCACGAATGCGGAGAAAGATATATTCAATCTCAAAGGTTGGTAGTTTGTCCAGGTTTTTCTTCAAGTCAGTGCAGTTCTTGATAATTGTCTTCACTGCGTTCACCATTTCTTTCTCTTGCTGAGATTCCATGGCGAGGTAGAGAAGTTTTTCTTCTTTTACCAAGAAAGGACGATACTTAACTTTCAGTCCTGTTACGGGCAATGTGCACTCGTATTCAGGAATTGCTAACTTCGGTAATGGCATAATTATTCACAATGTCATAAAGTTATTTAGACGTTAAATTCCAAAGTCATTTACTTCGGATTGCTCTGTGTCTCCACCGAGACCATCAATACCAAGAAGTTTAGATATACCACTAAATCTATCGATAAACTTATCAGGTTGGTTTGCCCATCCTAGATTTTCTAGAACAGTGTCAAAACGATACCTTTCATATGCAAACTCAACGTCCATCTTCATAATGGTCGTGCTTTCATTGTTTAGTTGCATGACACTAATATTAGTGGGGAATGCACCTAATAGTTGCCACACACCTGTAACTCTGTTCAGACGTGTAGTAGGTGCCGATGCAACAGGTCCACCTTTTGACTGGTCTCGATATACAACGTTACTACCCAATTCCCACTTTTGAATAAGAAGGTTCGTAGTGTATTGATCATAGAAACCAACACGGTTCTCTTGATCACCTGCCGTTTCTAGCATCCACTGCTCAAAGATCTGTCTCAACCAGAGATCTTTTGTAATCAAAAATGAGATTGTGATGGGTGAGTTAACCTGTCCAGTTGCATATTTTCTAGAGATACCATGATCCCTAACTTCACCAGTGGTTACCTGTCTGCTGGGTACAGTTACATCATCAGCAGCAAAGTTGACGTATTCATACCACTTACGGAAATCATAGGTAGGACGATCTCTGATAATAGCAGGAAATCCGCAGAAAACTGAATATAGATTAGAACGAGCAGGTTCCGCACCACCTGTGCGTACCCACTGCATAAATTCAGTAAATGAATTAGGTGTGGTAAATGCCACTATAAACGACTCCAAACAAATGAACTGGGTATGTCGATACTTCGACCCATAACAGTGCTAACGAACTGCTCTAGTGGCAGTTTGCCAATATCTTCTAATTCTTCCCTAGGGACCTTATAGAATCCACTAGCATTAGATATTAAGTATTTATGATGGCAGCGGCGAGGATATGAAATAGCACCCGCTTTGATAGATTTACCTACTGCAACCCTATTTGTAGGTCTTAAATAGTGTAGATTACCACCTTCAAACCTATTCTGACTTACATCAACGTCTGTAATAAGTGTCATCGGGTACTTATCCCAGAATTTTAGTTTATCGGCGTATTCTGCTTGATATGAATAGAACACAACATCACCAAATGCAGGCATGCCATCCAGAGGTTCCAGGAGTGCTCTTACATTATCCCTAAACCATGGTTTGCTTTTACGTGTGTCTCCCTGACGGGCGATAACGTCTGTGTATACGCTCATACCTTTAGTTCTTTTTCGGTGAGTATCATAAATTGCATGCGACGGTCAGCACAGTATTCTTCTGCTGCTTTCCACTTCGCTTCATTCACTGCATAAGTTTTCACTTCTGACAAGTATTTCTTCGTGACCCTCTTTTGTCTTTTCGGCGGAGCAGTTTGCCTTTTGGGTTTAACTTCGATAATGAACTTCTCAGTCCTTCCACTCCGTGTTCTGACTCGGACGTAAAAGTCTGGAAAATAGCGATGAACCCTACGGTCAACAGGAGATACATATGGAATAATGATTTCTTCACTGCCCCACTCCAATACATTGTCGTTTTTATCACACCAGACCATGAACTTTCTTTCCCACAAACTCCTATAAATAATATTTGTGGGATCACCTTTATATTTTTGTGGATGCGATGGTCTGTATTTTCCAGTATAACTCATGGCATTAGTATTTCCCAGGGTAAAACCAGTAGGAACAACATCAAATGGTAGTCGTGAAGCGGTAGGAGACGATATGTCTTTTCCAACGCAAGCGATGGACTACCTTAAAATTGATATTTATGACTCCAAGTCTAACAACCCTTACAGTTATATAGGGGGTGGTGGACCAGGGCGCACATCTTCTGGTAGAGCGAAAGAAACAATATATTTGTACCTTCCTGCAGGTCTAACCGAAACATATACTACTCGATACAACCAGGTCGCCGTTGGCGGTGGTGGTCAAGCAGTAATGAAAGGTATTAAGGATGGTACAAGTGATATTGGGAATACTATATCATCTGCAGCTGAACAACTCAAGTCGCAACTTGCTGGTCAAGTTGCCGCATCAGGTGTAAACCTCGCTAACTTAGGGCAAACTAACTTGTCATTCAATGACATCACTGCTCTCTCAGCAAAAGCAATTCTAAACCCGTACGAAGAGACAACATTCCAAGGTACGGACTATAGGAAGCATAACTTTACGTTTAGACTTGCGCCGAGGAGTCCAGAAGATGTTATTGCAATTACAAAGATTATACAAACACTCCGTGTATCCATGCTACCTGGGAAGAACGGTTCTTCTGGAGGTCAAGGTGATTTATTTAATGCTATTGATAGCGGAGCTGGAAGGGGTGATAGATGGCTCACAATCCCAGACTTCTTCCAACTGAGTATCGTAAGGTACAAAAACAATGGTAATGAGGTTTCTGACAAGATGGACAAACCAGAAACGTTGTCCTTCATGATGAAATTCCCCACTAAAACTGTACTGACTAATATGTCAGTCAATATGACTCCTGACGGTCAACTGAACACACTCAGAAACGGTGCTACAGGTGACAATGATGACTATGATTATGGTCCTTCGGCGTACGATCTAACTCTTCAGTTCGACGAAACCGCCTTCCTCACCAGAGATATGCTTACTGATCAATGAGTAATTATTTTTCTTATCTGCCAAATGTATATGTACGTTTGGATAGTATTCGCAAACAGGGAGTAGATCCCTACGTTCAAGCGAAGAACTTGTTTCGTCGTATTAAAATCAGAGATGATTTAAGCGGTGCTCTTCTTGGTTTCCAACAATACTCTGTACAGGGTAATGAGAGACCAGATAACGTCGCTGAAAAGGCATATGGTGATCCTAAACTAGATTGGGTTATTTTGCTCGCTAACAACGTCATCAACATTTATGATGAGTGGCCAATGAGTGAATCTGAACTGATGGATTACGTGGAAAGAAAATATAAACAGAATCCTGCTGTTATTCACCATTATGAAACTGTAGAGATTAGAAGTCCTCAGGGAGACCTACTTCTTGATGCTGGTATTGAAGTAAATGCAGATTTTCAATATACAGACTCAGAGGGTAGAGTTTACTATGATAAGGTAAGACCTGTTTCTAACTATGACTACGAATTGGCAGAAAATGACTATAAACGCAATATCTACCTTTTGAAACCAGCATATCTTGCTAACTTTATTTCTGAATTTACTGATTTGGTCGAATATCTACCAAATGACGAAGTTGACGAAGATGACCTTAAAAAGACATTTAGTGTTATCGACGAATCCTACCTAACTGACAAAACTGTCTATTCTAGCGATATTGGTCGTGTAGCAGTCACGAAGAGAGCATCGGAGGCAGATTATGGTGATAGAGAGTTTGCAACAACTCAGGCGGGTGCAAATGTAGCATTTACTGTTGCTGAGCAACAGCAAGCATCAGGCACGGTTACCGATTCTGGCGTATATGCTGGAACAACGGATACGTCGTCTACCAGCGGTAGTAGCAGCGAGAGTAGTAGCAGCGAGAGCAGTTCCAGCAGCGGTTCTTCTAGTGGTTCCAGTGGCAGTTCTGGATCTAGTGGTTCTAGCGGTAGTTCTGGCGGATACGGCGGAGGATATTAAAAAAAGAAGCACTCTTCAGTTTCCTGAGGAGTGCTTTTCTTCTTGCCTTGGCACTACGAAGTGCTTGTGGTTTAAGCTTTCTTTTGGGGTTTTTGTTTGAGTGGTGTTGCCAATTTGGAGTAGTCATGTCTCTCTCTGAATGCTTCTAAAGTGGGATTATCATCCCATTCCCATGTGTCGCCTTTACTGTTCACGAATTGCTTTTTAGTCATAAGAAATAACCTTTATCACTGCAGTATTGTAGTGTTTCTTTCAAATTGCCAATGTGACGTGATCCCAACGTAACCTGAGGATACGTTGCTTCGGGACCAAATTCTGCTTCAAACGCTCTTTGCGTAAAATGCTGATTTAGTCTATATTCCAAAAACTCACTCCCTAGATGTTTAAGGAGTGAGGCGATTCTATCACATTCTTGACTGCCGTTGCTGTAGATTACCGCTGCGCCGTCAATCACGTTTCCTCCCTTTGAGTGATTCTTTCCATTCTTTCCATTTGGGTACTACTTCAAACAGATCCAGTTCTTTCTTTTTATGCATCTTTCGATACTGCTCAGCAGCAAGATTGTCTAGAAAGTCGTTAGTCACGTTGTCTCCAATCGTCTGGTTTGTCTCTTTGGAACCAATCCACTATTTCATCTGCACCCTCAAACCCCGTTTTATGATTAGATGGGTCGGGGTCACCAATTCCCATCTTATTCATAAAATCATCCATGGATCCCTCCTGAATGTTTTGTGATGCCTGTCTTCTTGCCTGCTTTAACCAATCGCGAGCGGTGGTATGTGCTTTGGCAAGTTTTTCTGCCCAAATCATGTCCTCAATAGGGACCGTCTCTGAGTTTGCAATACACCTGCAAATAGACTCCAGTCGGAGTCGATACTGAGTTGAAAGCATAAAAACCTTCTTAGTCAGGACTATTTAGGTTGATTTAACTGATCAATCATATCAGTCATACGACTGACTTCACCCTCTGCAGTTGCACGACGATCTTCGAGAATATCAAGGATGTCAGCGCAGATGACATCAGATGCCACATAATCGTTAAGGTACGATTCGATCGATTCCTTAAGATTGCGGTATCTGTGCCATTCTGGTGAATAAGGTTTATAGTGTGTCATGATAAATTGTTGAAAAACCCTGGGGGCGAAAAAATACCCCGAATTTTTTTCCGCCGATATTTGAAACTGAAAGTCAAATAATATATGGGTCTAGTGATGATGGTGATGCTTGCACCTTACTGGTACACGCTCCGTCCATCTACGAACCCAACCTGGTCTGTACCTACCGCTGCGACTGTAGTCGCCTGGGATGTACTCTTCATGTTGAACGTAGTCAAAGCAATGTCTACGTCTAGGAACATGATGATAGTACGTGTTCCTTTCTACATGTACATGATGATGGTGATCCTCTGTGAAAGGTTCCCAGAACTCTGCCCAAGTCAGAGCACTTGCGGGAGTTGCCGTAGCGGCAAGGAGGATGGGCAGAGCGAGGAATTTCATTACAGTTCGGCAGCTAGATCTTCAAAGTAGGAGAGGTCAGGTTCATCTGAACTCTGTTGTACTGATTCTACACGATCACCAAACCCACTTGGAACCGACCCTGTGACACTTTGTGCACTGGGTGTGATGTCAGGAGAGTTGAAAGAACCACGTCCTTCAGACTCATCTTCCAATGACTCATCAACACGAGGAGTAGAACGCTTGTTCAACACCATGCTGAGGCGAGTCTCAAGTTCTTCGTAGGACTTGAAGTTGGATGGATCAGTGAACTCCTTGAGAGAGTATTCCTTATTATAAATGTCTTCCAATTCAGCGTCACTGAACCCACCGAGGGTGCCAGGACGATCAAACTCAGACTTATCATAGTTCCAGAACCCAGCAACCTTTGTGATCTTCAGTTTGAAGTCAGCACCCTTCCAGAAATCGAAGGGGTTGATGGGGGTCTCATCTTCAAATTGTGGTTGTGCAGCAGCGACGATCTTGTCGTGGATCTTCTTACCATACTTGTAGAGGAAGACTTTGCCTTCGTTTTCAGGGTGAAGAGGATCACGAACAACATAGATGTTGCTGTAGTAGGACAGTTTACGCTTTTGCTTACGTGCAACCTCCTTGTCAGCATCAATGCCGCTGTTCCATAGTTGACGGTTGAGTTCTCCAACGGGATCCTTCTGACCAAGAGTAGTCAAAGAGTTCTCGATGTACCAACCACCAGGTCCCTGGAATGCATGACTCCAGACCTGTGCCCATGGCAGATCGCCATCCGTCTCGGGCAGGAATCGGATAACAGCATAACCGTTACCGCTCTTGTCAACCTCTGGTTTCCAGAGGCGTTCGTCAACCTTAGATCCACTGGGTTTGTTCATCTTCTCAATAGCAGTGCTAAGGGAAGCGAAAGACGAACCGCTGGACTTCTTAAGTGATGCGAATGACATAATCGTATTCTCCGTATTTGTATTGTGGTGTGTTTGCCACCGTATTATGATGGCATATTATATAGGTTGTGTCAACCCCCCTCATTGAGGATTTCCACTTTCCATTCTTTGAGTTTGGTTTCCATCTGGTCTAGGACCACAGTGAGGTCCATGCCACCAGAATATACCTGAGAGATGGAGTCGATGCGATCCTTCATGTCACGCACCGTGCCATCCTGCTCTTCCTCCTGCACATGGTGTGCTGCTAGTGCCAGACGTGCATAAAACACTTTCTGTTTAGCGATCAACTCCAACGTCTTGTTGATGTGATCCAACCTCTGCTGAGGAGAAAACTCCTGAAGTTTATTACTCATCTTCAGGAGTTCTGTGTAAGTGGTCTGAATATCTTCGAGTTCTGTACGAACTACTTCTGAATCAAAAAAGTCTGTCATAGTGGTAGCACTCCTCTGCTCGTTCGCTTGATGTAATTCAACTGCTGAGCATTATACTTGATTTTATCTTTAAGTGGTTTAGAAATTAGTTTACTGGCAGTCTCAACCTCAATCTCAAATTCATCACAGATAGATGTGACTGCCTCGATGTAATTGACGAGACCATTAGATTCCTTGACTACTTTCTCAACCAGTGCTGAGAATTTTGCTTGTGTCATAAACTTTTCTTCGATCTCTTTCATTTGTTCATCCCTTGTACATAATAGCGGTACTCCTCGATCCAGTCAATGAGTTTATTCATGTATGGGATTTTGTCGTAACGTTGTTCGACCTGAATCTGTCCATCTTCAGCGACAGATAGTGTCACCAGTTTATCAACCTCAACACCTGTCAATTCATAGTACATGTAAGCGTACGCTGCTTCCTGTACAAAGAACT